ATGGCATATAAAGAACATAGAAATTTAAAGGTATATGAGGCAAGTGGGAGAAATTATAAATCAATCCCTCAAATAAAGCTGCAAGGAGACTGGCTTAAGGATTTCGATTTTGATATCGGAACTCCCATCAATGTTGAGTGCCGGGGCGGTGCGATACTAATCACAAAGGCAGATGAAATTATAGGAAAAGCAGTAGAACTATAAAAGGAAGCAGAGGCTTGCCTCTCCCTACACTCATTGAGTGGTACTTCCACAGAATTGTGGGATTGGGGGAAAGGTAGTGTCTCTGCTTCTTTATTATAATACATCAATTATTAATAGATGCACAGTATTTTTCTATAAGCTTTATGGAATTTTTCTTCCATTTAGAGAGACCACTAGTAGACACGGAAAGAATTTCTGCTGTTGTTTGCCAAGTTTCCTCTTCGATTATGATGAGTTGAATAAATCTCTGATAGTGTTCGGGGAGTTGCCTGATGGCGGCTTCAATTACTAATAGTTCTTTATCAATTTGGATTAATTTCTCATAGCATTCGCGGAATTCGGATTCGTATCGTTTGCGATATTCTTCGTGGTAAGTGATGGCAATATGCTGTGTTTGATTTGTTGGGACGCATCTGTGGGATTCTGTGTCGGCATGGAGTTTTTCAAAGTTCATGGATAAGATTACATCGTCCTCCGTAAGTTCATACAGACGTACGAGCATGGATTTTAGCATATTGCGTTGTAGAGATAGTTCTTTGTACCTTGTTAAAATGTTAGAGTTTTCTTGTTGCATAAAAATACCTGCCTTTCTTTTTTTGTGTGAGTACAACATTAAATCTAAAGCAGATATATATCAACGAACTCTTTAGAAATTCTGAAGTTATGTAGAATGGGCTCCATTATAGAAAGATGAGGAATTGGCAAAAGTACGCAAAAAAGCGTACATACCATGTTGATAATTCTGGAAGAAGTGAAATTGGGTACTCGCAAAATTTCGCAAAAAAGTGTAAAAAAGGGATTGCCAATCGTTAAAATGTGTGATAGACTTTCTGTAAGATAGAAAAATAGACTCAGGAGGTGCCATATGCCAGGTAGAAAAATAGAGTTTGAAGAACTTTTTAATTCAACAACGATGTTTTATGTGAATGAGGACTATGAGGAAGAGATGGAACAGGAAGTTCAAAAGAAAGTGGATGAACTTGCTGCCGAGTTACATTCAATAGACACGAAAGAGGGATTAAAAGCATATATCATTGAGCATAAGGATGCATTGGATAATTTGACAAGCCTAATGGAGATATCTACAGAACGATTTAAGCGAATGGTATCTATGATTCGTAAAGACAGGGGATTTGTTTTTTCAACAGAGTGGGGGCTTGGTAAAATTAGGTCTGCAATGATGGAAAGTCCGGCAATGATGGAAAGTGTACTTAATTTGTTGTGGGACGGAAGAAATGATGAGAAATTGAAAGCTAAGATTCCATTTTTCTATTTGGATAATATGGGAATTAATGAAGCAACACTTAACAAGCTTACAAATAAGGACTCAATAAGGCTGTTTGTGAAAAGAGGTCTTGAAGGTAAATATAGTAATAATATTGGTGACTTAATATTGAAAGATATTGAAGATAAAATCAAAACACTTGCCAATAAATATGGATTGGATTATAAACCAAATGTAAGAGTTCCTATGTTGGATAGGGCAGTGAGCTTTGTATTGGAAACGGAAATAGACCCTAAAATTATAATCGATGTATCTTACAGTGTTACAACTTCAAGTGCACAGGGAGATAAGAAGAATGTGGCCAGAAAAACTGAAGAGATACTTAAAAAAGAAAAAGCTGCGGGAAATAATATTATTTTTATAAACTTCTTAGACGGTGCCGGTTGGATTGGAAGACAGGCAGATATGCGCGAGATTCATCGTTGTTCAGATTATGTTATTAACTTTAATAATATTAATCTGTTGGAAGATATCATCGCAGATTATGTAAATAAATAAGCAGGAGGATTAGAATATGAATGCAGAAGAAAGAAAAGCAAAGTTAAAAGAGTTTACAGACCACCCGGAAAAAGCGGTTCGTACAGGTATTCCTATCATGTATCATGGTCAGAGAAGAACCTTCCCTGCTTATGAAATTCCATTGGAGTACTTAGTGTATAATCCATATAATGGAAGAATTGGAAGTGTTGTAAAATCTTACGAAAGACAGAACCATCAGATTGACCCGGAAGACCCTGCTGACAAACTTTTAATTGAGAAGTTCTTGTGGGAATCAAAGCCGGATGCTAACAAGAAAACAAAAGAAAGATTGCTAAAGGAACACCAGGAAAAGCATGGTATTGTAACCGCTGATGGTATTATTATAGATGGAAACAGACGCGCTAGTCTTTTGAATAATATTATGGCTGATGACACCATTCCTTTTAATGAGAAAGGGCATTGTCAGTACTTTGTTGCAATTATTCTTCCAGAAGACGCAGATAGAAAAGAAATCTTGGCATTGGAAACTACATACCAGATGGGTGAAGATGCAAAGGTTGATTATAACCCAATTGAAAAATATTTGAAGTGTGCAGATTTAAAGAGCGAAGGATTCCATGAAGAAGATATTGCAAGAATGATGGATGACACAAAGAGTAATGTAAATATGTACTTATCTGTACTAAAACTTATGGAAGAGTATCTGGATGAATTTGGTTATACCGGTATGTATACTCAGCTTGAAAAGAATGAGGATTCATTCCAAAAATTAGACAGTGCTCTTAAGAGATATAAAGCTGGAGTACCATCAATGTGGGATTATGACCCAGATGCAGATGTTTCAGATTTGAAACTGATTGCATTTGATTATATTAGAGAAGGTTTTGAACAGACATTGTTTAGAAATATCATAAATGTACCATCTGCAAAAAAGCCAGCAAGTAGTTTTTTTGCAAAAAAAGAAGTATGGGAACCTTTTAGAGATAAGCATTTTGAAATTGTAGAAGATATTCAGGAAGATTCCGTAGATGACGTGATTGCAACAAATCCGCCAGATTTGGGAAGGGCATTAAAGGCAAGGGATAAGCAATGGAAGGCACAGGTAGAAGATGATTTTGAAGAGAACTTTACACGTAGCTTAGATAGTTTAAATAACCATGCTAATGCTGCAAAACCATTGCAACAGTTAATTAAGGCTTGTCAAGCGCTTGAGGTTGTAGATACTGATCAGGATAGTTTTAAGCAGGATGGAAATGTAAGAGGTTGCGTAGAAACACTTGATGAATTTGTAAAAGAGTTTAAGAAGATACTCGGAATGTAGAGGTGTATTTGATGAAACAACTATGTCTTGAGTCGAATGATGATTCATCGATTATGTATGTAACTGGAGACATAGTGGACATTTTTTCTAATCGTAGAGCTACAAGATATTTGAAGGATACACTCAATTACTCACAGGCCGGCGATAAACTGATAGTGCAGGCAGACAAGGATATCAATAAGACGATTGATAAAATAAAAAAAGTGTGTGAGTATATATCGGCAGAACTGGTGTATTCTGGAAAGGTTTCTGAGGCAGTTAATAACTATGCATTAGAAGAAGCAAAGTTCCACGAGTTTTCAGAGAAAGCTAGATTGATAAGGGACAATCATTGTGAAAAAGATGATTTTCAAAACTTTGTTGATTCCGTAAGTCGAAATTTGAAGAATAGAAGCTTGTATGAATTACAGTTATTATCTGCGTATCATTTGGCTTTTTCACAGAATGGGTGTAACTTTTCTGTGCCGGGAGCAGGAAAAACAAGTGTTGTATATGGAGCATTTGCATATCTGTCGAATTTAAAGCCAGAGGATAAGAAGTATGTAGATAAGTTACTGATTATATCACCGCTCAGTGCTTTTGGACCGTGGGAATTAGAGTATGCCGAGTGTTTTGGAGAAAAACCATCTACTAAAAGATTAAATGGAAAGGTGTCCATAGAAGATAAAAAACAATATTTATATTCACGAACACCTGCAAAGATTACTTTATTATCATACAATTCAGTACCGTCTCTTAAAGAAGAGTTGATATACTTTTTGAGAAATAATAGAGTAATGGTCGTTTTGGATGAAGCGCATAAGATTAAAAACACCAGCGGTGGAATCACGGCGAATGGAGTGCTCGATATTGCGACATATTGCTCTGCTAGGGTTGTTTTGACGGGTACACCGGCACCAAACGGATATGAGGATTTATATAATCTGTATAAATTCATCTGGCCAACTAAAAGAGTAATACCGTTTGAAGTATATCAGTTAAAGGATATGAGTAAACAAGAAACAGATGTACGTGTAAACACATTGCTTGATGCCATTGCGCCATTTTTTATTAGAGTAAAAAAGAGTGATTTGGGAATTCCGGCGGCAACCGAGAATCCACCAATTATTGTTCCAATGGGTGAGGCGCAAAGACGTATATATGACGTTATCGAAAAGAAATACATGAGTGATATTGTTTCCTCAAAAGATACGGGATTTCAGCAAGATTTAATAAAGGCTCGTTTGATAAGAATGATGCAGGCAGCCACTAATCCTAATTTACTTAGTGTTCCATTGCAGAATTTTGCATCGTTGGAAGGTTTTGATGCAGGAGCAGTAGCAGAAGATACATCGCTGATAAGAGATGTTCTTGAATATTCTCAGAATGAGACTCCTGCCAAGTTCATTAAAGCAAAAGAGATTATTGAACGCATTCTGTCAGAAGGTGGTAAGGTTGTAGTATGGGCAATATATGTAAAAAATATTCTCGATTTTGAAGCGTACTTGCTGTCTAACGGTATACAATGCAGAACCTTATATGGTGCGACACCTGTGGCTACCGGGGACGAGGAAGATGATGATGACGCAATAGAAACAAGAGAAAAAATAATTGAGGAATTTCATAAAGATGATTCTTCATTTAGTGTTATCATTGCAAATCCTTTTGCTGTTTCTGAATCAATTTCTTTGCATAAGGTATGTCACAATGCAATATATATGGAACGAAGTTTTAATGCAGCACATTTTATTCAGTCAAAGGATAGAATACACAGATATGGTCTTAAACCAGGAATTGAGACTAACTACTATTACCTGCTTTCGGAGGATTCGATAGATTCTGTTATCAATGAAAGGCTGATTGCAAAGGAAACGCGCTTGCGAGAGATTATTGAAAGTATGCCAATTCCATTGTTCTCCAATGTGGAGTTGGAAACAGGAGATGATGATATAAAAGCGCTGATTACAGAGTATGTTAACAGAACTAAAACGATGTAATTCGATAGGTAATATAAATGGTGTATTGTTCCTGGTTTCAATACTATCTGGAAAAAAGAAACTTAGTTTTAACGAAATTGTTAATAGGTGCTCATTGGAAAAAAATATCAAGATTAACTGTGGAGGTGCAGTAGCTTTTTTTCAGTATTTAGGATTTGCTGAATGGGAAGATGACATAGTTATACCCACGGGTAAAATTGAGCAACTAATGGGTAAAGAATCGAATGAAGTTATAAATGTGCTTGTTAAAGAATGTATTGTTCTTTTGACAGAAGAAGGTTTGTTTGACATTGACAGTACGGCATTCGACCCGGAAAAAGGACACTTAAGCATTAAGCGGTCTGCATTTCCATTAGCATATGCTGCGATTCGAAACTTTCTTACTGTTGCAGGTGCCTTGGAAAAGGAAAGTAATGGGGAAATTGGTATTGCAGAGCAATATGAACAGGATTTTTCAGCACAGCTTAGGAATAGGAAAGATAAGTTTACACTTGAACAACTTATGCAAAGACAAGCTGAACAGAACAAAAGAGGTTTAGAAGCAGAAGAATATGTTCTTGAGTTGGAAAGAAAGAGACTTCCGGGAAAGGCATATAAGATAAAAAGAATTTCTGACTTTGATGTATCAGCAGGTTATGATATTGTATCATATAACGGCCAAGATAGTGTTATATATGATAGATTCATAGAGGTAAAATGTTTCGTGGGGAAACCACATTTTTACTGGTCAGAAAATGAGTGTGATGTGGCTCGAATCAAAGGTGAGAAATATGTATTATGTTTAGTGGACTACCTTCGAATGAGTGAAGAGGATTATGTTCCTGAATATATTGTAAATCCTTATGAATGTATTTTCACAGATGATACATGGCTAGTGAATACAGCCTCGTATAAAATTCAAAAAATATAGGGCATGATTTTCATGCCCTATTATCCATTATGTTAGTTTTTGTACATTTCAGCCAAGCGTTCTGATATTGCTTTAATTACAGGAACACATACGGTGTTACCTAGTAGGTCAAACGCTTCGCTTTCTTTAAGGAATGAGAGGTCATAATCTTCCGGGAAACCGCACAAGCGTTGACCTTCTCGAATGGAAAGACGTCTTAGTCCTCCGTTATCAATTATTCCAAGATGAGAAACATCCATTGCTACTAGTGTTGGTGCTAACGCATTTGGATCCAAAATTTTGGTAAATTCAAAGGAAAGTTTTCCTGTGACGATATTATATCCTTTTGGCTTGGTTTCATCTGGAACTCTACGATTTTTTTCTTTTTTACGAGGATGCTCTAAAGTGAGATAACCCATGTCAACTAATTGGTCAAGGAAGTCCTTAAGGTTATCGTGCTGATAAAAGGTAGCAATCTGTTTTTCAGTTAGTGGCATTCCATCCATCCAATCAATTCCTATTTCAGCCGCCCATTTCTTCTTCCGGCGCTCTCTTAAAAGTAAATTTAAGAATTCGCATTGCTCTGGAGTTGTGTCACCTTTTAAACCAAGTTCCCAACTGTGGATATTATCATCACCGCCTCGTTTATCTTTTATGGCCTTTCCGATTACTTGATCGGGAGTGAAGTGACTAAATAATTTTTCCGTGAACTTTGAATGAACATGAGGCAATCCATGTTCTAAGATGTCCCCAAGAACAGCTGTATGCTCTTCGAAGTTATCCAATGAAATATGGGCATCTCTGGTTCCGACTATGTACACGCGCTTTCTTGACTGGGCTAATTTAAAGAATTGGCTGTCAATTAATCGATATGAAACATAGTATCCAAGTTGTTTTAAATGAGTAACAATTATTGAAAGTGTACGACCATTGTCATGATTAACAAGTCCTTCAACATTTTCTAAAAGAAAACCGTAAGGTTGCTTTTCTTTTAGAATACGTTCTATTTCAAAGAAAAGTGTTCCACGGGTATCTTCGAAGCCGAGACCAAGTCCGGCAGCTGAGAACGGTTGGCAGGGGAACCCCGCGAGGAGGAAATCGAAGTCCTCAATGTCTGAAGCCGGTATTTTTGTAATATCTCCAGCAACGTTCTCTTCTTTGTAGTAATTTTTATATGCTTTGATAGCATATTCTTTTATTTCACTACTTAAAACACATTTAGGTTCAAATCCCTTTTCTCGAAAGGCATTTTCGAATCCTAATCGGATGCCGCCTAAACCTGCGAATAGGTCAATGAATTTAACTACTTTATCGTCAGCTCTTTTTCTGCGTTCGATTTGGGAATTAATTAAATCCATGCATTTTTCGGAGAAACTATCTCCGTGAGCGTATTTTTCAATATCATCTTGTAATGTGGGAGTGATATATATTGTCTTGGCTATTTTCTTCTGGTCTTCAGGAAGAGGTGTTCTACCAGAACCCTCACGTTTTCCGCCATGCATAATGAATCTCCTTTTTTGATAAAATGTCAAGTGTTATTATAGCATATACGACTTGATTTTGCAATGTCTTAAATCAAGTCTGAAAATCTATTTATAGCACTTGTAACAAAGGAAAATGAAAAAAAGTATTAAAAATAAAAGAAAAAATTATCGAACCATTGACAAGTAGTGTAATAGTGGGTATAATAAAAGTACGCTTAATAGCGAAATTGTTATGATGAAGAAAAAGTACGCAAATAAGAGTTTTAGGAGTGAGGACATGGCAGGAGAATTTGGTAAGTATATTGCAGAGAAAAGATTGGAGAAAGATGTAAAACTCAGACCTATAGCAGACAAGTTAGGCGTTTCTGTAACTTACTTGTCCGATATAATAAAAGGAAGACGAAATCCTCCAGACAAAGAAGGATTAGAGATTTTGGCTGAAATGCTTGGATTAAATGATCAGGAGCGAGCAGAGATGTTTGACTTGGCTGGAAGAGAAAGAAATCAAGTGGCCCCAGATTTAACGGATTATATCATGGATGAAACATTGCCAAGCGCAAGGGCTGCGTTCCGTAAGGCCCGAAATGCAAATTTGGGTGACGATTTTTGGCAGGAAGTCAGCAAGTTTATTGATACAAGAGGAGGTAACTAATGGATTATAATATGGAAACTTTGTTGCCGTATATTCCGCCTTCTGAATATGATAAGGTTGCAACGGATTTTTTGGAAACATATTATCCAGATGCATTAAACAAACCACAGGCGATTCCGATAATGGATATTGTTAAGGATGGTATGAAGTTAGACTTAAAATTTGTTTGTCTTTCTGAGGAAGTGGATATATTAGGTATGACAATTTTCGATGATGGTCTTGTCGAAATATATAATCCTGAAGATGGTCTTTATGAGACACAGTTTTTTAAGAAAAAGACTGTGCTAATTGACCCGGAAGCTGTGAAAAAGACTAATATAGGCTGCAGAAACAATACGATTGCCCACGAAGCAGTACATTGGTATAAGCACAGAATGTACTATAAGATGCAAAAGTATTCTTTGCCTAAGAAAGCAAAATATTGTAAATGCAATATAAATGATTTTCCGTATATGAATGAAGACGAAAGTATTATGGAAAGTCAAGCGGTGGGGATTGCACCAAGAATATTGATGCCTAAGAAACCTTTCATAGAGGTTGCAAAAGCATATGATATAAAGTCCGTAGAGGATAATTGGAGAGAAATTTCAGAAATTGCACAGTTGTTTGATGTTTCAAAACAGTCGGTAAGAATCAGGCTACAGGAATGTGACCTGTTATAGTATCTTGCTGCTCAGGCAGCAAGAAAATTTTTTGAAAGAAACTTCGCAAAAAAGCGTAAAATTAAAAACGCCAACAAAAAAAGAAAGTGAGGAATTCTATGGATAGAGCCAAGAGAACAACTAATGATGACAAGCTTTTATGTATTCTTAAAAGAATTTCTGCAAAAGGAAAAAATGCAGAAGTAAAGATGGACAAAAATGGTAGATGGATTGTCTATGAGGTAAGTAAAGAGAAGACATTGGTCGAATAAAGAGGTATTCGGCAACGACTAAGAGGAGTCAGAGAGTAACTACAATGGTTACTTTTTGACTCCTTTTTATTTTTTCTTGAATTATATGAAGGAAAATACGGTGCTGTGCGATTTTTTACATCGTATTTTTAATGCTGTTTTATGTGTGGAAGGAGAAGAAGTATGTATCGAGTTAGAACACCAACAGTTTTGGAATGACCATTATTGTAACCTAGAAACATTTTAACATTTAACTGAATCACACTTGCTGAAATATTGAAAGCGCGCAAGAGGCAAGCGGGATACACGAATAGAGATGCAGATAAACACTCAATCGGGAGTTTAGATCTGGTCTTGAAAGTGTGTCAGACCGCTTTCTTCTTGTGCGCTTTTTTAGTGCCTTCGGAAGTCTGACCCATATCGTGTATCCCCTTGCCTGTGATTCCAACACAGAACAAGGAGACATTGATATGAAGATTGAGACAATCGCATTCCGTAATGACGGAAATTATGTAACAGAGGACGGCACAACATTTGTAATGAAATTCTTAAATCCAGCTTATGGCGAAAAGGATGAGCCGGAGTATATCACACAGGAAGTTCCTATTAACGCAAATGATGAGTGGGTTAAGGAGTATATGGACGAGCAGCACAAGTGGGCAACTTCGCAGGAAAGAGAAGAGGACGAGCGTGTGGATGTTAGTAAGGTTTCAGTTGATTCAGATGAAGACCCTGTGCAGGTCCTTCTCGGCCTTATTGAAAATCAGCAGGGTAATCCAGAGGTAACTCTTGGAATCATCGGTGAGGAAGAGAGTGATGAAAAGAACAAGATTCTTGCACTTCTTACTGAATATAAGGAAGAACTTGCTCCGACTTGGCAGAATCTGCTGGACAAGATTTATGGGGAGCAGATGAGAATTTCGGATATCCAGAGAGAAGATATTGCAACAAAAGGTGAAACAAAAACTAACCAGGCATATTCCAAGCAGGTTAATAAAGCCATCGAGAAATTGAAGAGCTGTTTTGAGGCTGCCGGATATGAGGTAGACCGCACTCCAAAGAGAAAACGTAAGTAGTCAAGAGTTCTAGGGTTGTAACTTTTCCCGTCTGTGAGGGAAGAGTTACTTCCCACCAATTATAGGAGGTAAAGCAGATGGCACATAAAGTCAGAGTCAATGTCGTAACAAAGGACAACCGCAAGGAAATGTTGTATGCGGGCAAAAAAATCAGCCTTCCAAGAAAGCTAGTGAGACTTCTCTTTGGTGAGGCAACACAGATTTTAATCATGCAGCCGGGACAGAGTGTTGAGCAGGTGGAGTTCATTGAACTTCCAAAAACAGCAACCAAGGCAGAGTAGGAGGAAGTTATGGAATTACAAAATATCATATTCCGTTTGAAAGCCGGAGATAGGGTTCGGCTGCAGGGAGTGAAGTTTTATGTTGAGCCGGATGAAGTTTGGTTCGTGAAGGAAAGCGGTGACCGTCTCTTCTTCAAAGCGGTGTTTACATACACCTATGGTAAGAAAGAACAGTACCTCGGAGAGTTTTCAATTTATAAGGAAGCAATTTTGAACGGAGCAATTAAGATGCAGAAATTACAAAGTGCAGGGAGGAAGTAAAGATGAAGTTTGAAAATGTGAAATACAGATTAACAGCCGGAGAGGAAGTAATCATTCCTAAAGGAGTTACTTTCTATGCCAAGCCAAGCAAAGTTGTGTTTATAGCGGAATATCCGCACCACCTTTTATTTGAAGGAACATTTGAAGCGGGTAAAGAGATATATGGCATAAGAAAAAGAAGATTCAGTGTTAGTAAGGCTTCCCTTTGGTGTGGGGATGCGAAGGTACGCAAAGTATCTGACGGGACCTATGTCGGCATAAAGGAGGGCGAAGATAATGAATAATAACAGTTTACCAATGCCTGTAAAGGGCAGACCTTTTGACCATCAGCAGAGAGCATTTGATTTTGTATGCGGACTGTTTGGTCTTATACCATCAGCTGTCAGAAGTTCCGGGGCAGCAATTCTTGCAGAAATGGGGTGTGGCAAAACCTACATTACCATTGCTGTGATTGGAATTTTATATCAGTTCGGATTAGTGAATAGATGCCTTATCGTAGCACCACTTTCCTTACTTGGTGTATGGGAAGAAGAGATACTTAAGTTTGCAGATTATCCTGTGAACATTACGGTGCTGAAAGGTAGTTGTGCCAAGAAGAAAGAACAACTGGCAAATATTCCGGCAGAAGGACTTCAGATAGTTGTTGTGAACTATGAAAGTGCGTGGAGACTTGAGACTGAACTTCTGCAATTTGGTGCAGATATTATTTGTGCCGATGAGGGTCACAAGATTAAAGAAGGAAGAACCTCCCAGGCGAAGGCTATGCACAACTTGGCCGACCATGCAAAGTTTAGATGCCTTTTGACAGGAACACTTATTACAAATAAGGAAATTGATGTTCACAGCCAATACCGTTTTGTAAATAAGGAAATCTTTGGTGGCAGCTTTTATCAGTTCCGTAACAGATATTTCGATATGCTGGGTTATGGTAATCACACACCAATATTCCGTAAAAGCATGACAACGGATTTTTTACAGAGATTACATTCGGTAGCATTTCGTGTGACAAAGGCAGAGTGCCTTGACCTGCCGGAAATCACAGAGGAAGTTCGCCACGTGGAATTAGAGCCAAAGGCAATGAAAATGTATAAAGAATTGGAAAAAGAATCCTTTACAGAACTTGCAGGTGGCGAAGTTTCTGCACCAAACATTCTTACAAAGTTGCTCCGTCTGTCACAGCTTACAGGTGGACATTTAACAGATGATGATAAGAACACGGCAGCAGTATCTAAATCCAAACTGGATACGCTTGAGGACATCATTGATTCATCAATGGCAGAAGGTAAGAAGTTAGTTGTTATGGCTCGTTTTGTGCCGGAACTTAATGATATAGAGAATCTTCTTAAAAAGAAGAAAATCGGTTATGCCGTAATTCGTGGTGGAGTCAAAGACCGTGATGAACAGATACGCAGATTTCAGAACGATGATGACTGCATGGTGTTTGTAGGCAACATTGCAGCCGCCGGACTTGGTATTACACTTACAGCTGCATCCACCATGGTTTTTTATTCCCTTGATTACAGTATGTCTAATTTCGAACAAGCAAAAGCACGTATACATAGAGTTTCACAGCGTGAAAATTGCCATTACATCTATCTTGTGGCGAAAGGGACCGTGGATACAAAGGTACTTCGTGCTTTAAGAAATAAAGTGGATTTAGCAAAAATGTTAGTTGATGATTATAGAAATGGTAGCAACCCCTTCTCTGAGTAGGAGGGGTTGTAATTTTTCCCGTCTATGGAGGATAGGTCATCCTTCATCTGATACAGGGGTTGTAACTTTTCCCGTCTGTGAGGGACAAGTCGACAGTCACAAAGATGAAGAGTTGTAACTTTTCCAGTCTATAGAAAGGAGGAAAAGCCGTATGGAAGACAGACAGATTATGGAACTTGCAGACCAGCTTAAAGCGGCCAAGGAACGCAAATCGGAACTTGAAGAGCAGACCAAGGTAGTGAATGCTGAAATCGACAGACTTGACTTGGCATTATCGGACGCTATGGCAGAGGCGGAGTTAGATAAGTTTACCCATTGTGGTAGCACATTTTATCTTAAAAGCCGTTTATTTGCATCTCCGATGGCAGGTAAGAAAGAAGATTTATATGCAGTTCTTAAAGAGAACGGATTCGGTTCATTGGTAACGGAATCAGTAAACGCAAACACGCTTTCCAGCTTTGTTCGAGAGCAGAAGGCGGAGAACGGTGATGAATTGCCAGAATGGTTAGACGGATTCATCAACACTTTCGAGAAGGTTTCAGTTGGAATTAGAAAAAAATAGGAGGACACAATTATGTCAGAGAACATCGAAGTAAAAGCAACAGAGATTGCAGAGACAAGTGGATATGCTGCACTTGCAAATATGGATACTTTAAACAACGCATTAGCAGAGGATTGCGATGGACTTGAGTTTAGTCTTGATAAAATCAAAATCCCTTCTGGCGGTGGAACAGCATTTGAAGTGCCTACCGATGAGGAAGGCGAAACAGATATGGTTAAGGAAATCACAGGAGTTATTCTTTATAACCATGCAGTGAATTCCTTCTACAGAGAGAAATATTCCGGCGGTTCCAATCCACCAGACTGTGGCTCTTTTGATGGCAAGGTTGGTGTTGGTAATCCGGGCGGGGATTGTAAGAACTGTCCGTATAACAAATTTGGTTCGGGCGAGGGCAGGAGCAAGGCTTGTAAGAATCGTAGAATGCTTTACATCTTACAGGAAAACGAGTTCTTCCCGGTAGTATTGTCACTTCCGCCTGGATCCGTTGGTTCTTACACCAATTATGTGAAGAGACTTGTTTCAAAGGGACTGCGTCCAAATAGTGTGGTAACCAAGATTACGCTTAAGAAAGCATCAAGTTCCGATGGAATTAACTATTCACAGGCTGTGTTTAAGAATGACAGATTGCTTACAGCACAGGAAAAGCAGGCACTTGCACCTATGGTGGAACAGATGAAAGAGATGGCATCTAATCTTACACCTTCAGCACTTGTGGAAGATGATGTACCTTTCGTGGATGCAGAAACAGGCGAAATTATTGAGCCATTGAACTAAAAATCCTTTTGGTCGAGGAAATATATCACAGAACCGGGAGGGGCAACCCTCTCGGTATTTTGGAGGTTTGAACATGGAAATTAAAAATAAATATGAATGTGTGATCTCGGTGCAGGGTATCAAAGATTACATTGGAAATGCTATAGAAGTAGCATTTGACTATGAAACTGCACCAGATGAACCATTTCGTGAGGAAGATAAGGCGGCGCTTGACCCTCATAAGAGTCATATAGTTGGCTGCAGCTTTTCAGTAAAAGAAGGAACTGGAATTTATGTTCCTATTGCACATTTGATTGGTACAAATATCGACAAAGATGAATTCTTTGCATATTTGAGAGAGTTCCTGTCAGATAAGCGAATTATTAAGATTGCCCATAATATCGCTTTTGAATCTTGCCAGTCCTACCATCAGGGCATCGTGATTAAAGCACCTGTGTATGACACAATTTGTGCCGCACAAATGACGCTTAAAAACCATTATGAGTTCAGACAGCTTAAGGATTCCGGTCTTAAGACATTGGCAAAGGAACTTTGTGGAGAACCATTACCTTCGTTTTCTTCTGTTACAGATGGAAAGCACTTTGATGAACTGGATGGACATGATGCAGAAACAGTGCGTTATGGTGCCGCTGACTCGGATTTTTCGCTTCGTCTGTATCATAAGTTTAACGAGTGGTTTGATAAATTCATGCCTGCACACAGAAAGATTGTGGAGGAATTGGAGTCCCCTACGGCTGTGTACATAGGAATTATGAAACACATTGGTGTACCGATGAACGTGTCTTTAATGGAGCAGAGAAAAATTGAAGTGGAAACCGAGATGGCGAAACTTCGTGAGCAGATTGCTTTTATTATTGGTGATGTGAATATTGGTGCCAATTGTGGTACACAGGCTTTCAAAGACTATTTATATAAGACACTTGGACTTCCTGTTCTTAAGACAACGGCATCAAACCGAGAGGCAGCAGATGATATGACAATGACTATGCTTAAGGAATATTGCGACAAGCATCGTCCAGAATTATCACAGCTGTTTGTGTTGGTACAGGAATATAGAAAACTTGGAAAGATAAAATCTACTTACATTGATGGTTACAGTAAATATATTAATTCGGTAACACAAAGAGTACATCCAGATCTGTTTGCACTTTCAACAGATACAGGGCGTTTTAACTGTACCAAGCCGAATTGCCAGAATATGCCGAGAAAAACAAACGACCCGGTTGGAATCCGTAATTTTGTAAAAGCACCCGATGGTAAGGTTATCGTTTCACTCGATTTTTCGCAGATTGAACTTCGAGTAGGTGCGTTCTACTGCAGGGATGAAAATATGTTACAGACATACCGTGAGAATGGTGACATTCACGCACAGACAACAGCGGTTATTTTCGGTGTTTCCTATGAGGAGGCAAAGGATAAGAATGCTCCGAATTACAAGGAAAACAGAACCATTGCGAAGAACTGTAACTTCGGTGTGTTCTATGGTCTGTTCCCGAAAGGTTTACAGGGGACATTAAAATTCAAAGCTGGAGTGGAAAAGACCATAGAGGAATGCGAGGAGATTATTGCAAACCTTAAGGCTGGATATAAAAATCTTGCTATTTGGCAGGAGAATACAAAGGCAGATGCATATAAGAATGTGTACACGGAAACTTGGATTGGCAGAAGAAGATATCTTCCGGGGATTCGTTCTGAAGATTGGAGCAAGAAAAGTTTTGCAGAAAGATGTTCTATGAATACGCCAATACAGGGTACTGCAGCAGATATTTTGAAAATGGCTATTGCCCGTATTCTTGAGGGACTGGATTCGAGACCTTGGCTTGAACCTATTCTGCAGATTCACGATGAGTTGACCTTCATCATCCCAGAGGACAAGCTGGAAGACGCGGTGGCTTTCGTTAAAGAGTGTATGGAAGTAAAGCCGTTTGCAGAATTTGACCTTCCTCTTGTGGCAGAAGGAGCAATAGGTCATACCTTTGGAACAATGGAAGAATTGGATGATTAGTGATTTGGAAAGTAAGGGTTGTAACTTTTCCCGTCTATGAGGGAAGAGATACAGCCCTACTTTTTTGAAAGGAGGAACTCGGATATGTACAAGAATAGCGAAGGATATGCAGACCCTACGGCTGCAAGAGCAATCGGGCAGGTCATGAAGGAGTACAAAGCCAATCAGAAGAAGATTTGGCGCAAACAGTACGAAATGAAAAATCAGTCCAAGGTGTATGTAGTTTCAAAGTACGCCGGGGATATTGATAAAAACGTGGCGGATGCTATTAAAGCCTGCAGATATCTTATTGATAAGAAGAAACAGCCAATAGCCAGTCACTTAATGTATCCTGCAATTTTAGGTATTGGGGATACAGACATGGAATCAAGAACACTTGGATTAATGTACGGATTGTCGTTGCTTGCAATGTGCGATGAAGTTTATGTCTTTGAAACTAAGAGCGGATTGTCAGAGGGCATGGAGCAGGAAGTCAGAGAAGCAAAGAAACTTGGAAAACCAATAAAATTCATAAAAATGGAGGAGATTTAATGGATACACCAATAAATGTATATGCATCAGATATCATTGGTAGTTTGTTTAATCCTACCGATGAAGTTTGCCTTCGTGTCTTTGCTGACAAGAAAGGTGACCCTTTTACAGGCACAAAGTTAAGTGTTGAGGCAGGAAAGTTTTCGTCAATTATGACAACCCTTGAACAGCATAACCAGCAGAACAGAGGTATTTTCTATGTTGTTAATTATGGGGGACAGGATGATGCGAGTATTACAAGAATAAATGCTCAGTTCGTAGAATGTGATGATTTGTCTTTCGATGAGCAGAAGAAACAGATTGAAGATTTTCCACTTAAGCCATCCCTTGTTATTAAAACAAGAAAGTCTTTACATACCTACTGGTTTATTAAAGGCGGAGAGGTAGGAAGATTTCGTACAGTTCAGAAACAGTTAATCAAGCATTTCGGTGGTGACCCGGCTTGTGTAAACGAGAGCCGTGTACTTCGTCTTCCCGGTTTCAATCATTGTAAGGAAGACCCTGTGAAGGTGGAGTGTCTTTCGTTCCACCCGGAACTTCGTTATACACAGGATGAACTTGCTGCAGTTCTCCCAGAAGTTGATGCGGGTCCTATTGAAGTAAAGCGTGGTAATCAGACAGGCATTGATACAGTGTTGTATTCCTGTGATTTTATTAAGCATTGTATTGCAGACGCAGCATCCCTTTCGGAACATGACTGGTATGCGATGATTTCAAATCTTGCCGTATTCGATGGTGGTACGGATAAGATTCATGAAATTTCAAAGCCTTATTCGGGATACGATGCGAGCGAAACGCAGAAGAAGATTAATCATTTTCTTGACAGCAACACGGGTCCTATGACTTGTCAGACCATTGCAGACAAGGGATTTCAATGTCCTAGACTTGCTAACGGTTCGTGTACTTGCAAAGCACCCGCAGCAATGTGCTTTCAGCCTTTGGAGTTGGATGCAGTAAGAGCAATTCTTGGAACTATGCCTGTTAAGAATTCTGTGGTGGATGATTTGCAGACGGCCAAGGAGTTTATTGAAAAGTATCTTTATAACATCGAGGGTGTAACAGCAGAAGGTGTTATCAACTACGATGTGAAGAATCACTTTTCCTTTAAGAATTCAGATTTGAAATCGCTTATTACATTACACAGAAATGTTTATAAACAGTATCAGTCCAATGTAAATACAAAGAGAAATGGTACAGACCTTCCTGAATGGTATGAACCTACAGAGAAAGGACTTCGCTTTCTTCCGGGTATTCTGGCAGAAAAGATGGCAAAGGAAAAGCCTGTCTTTTATGCAGCAGAGAGTTTCTTCATCTATGAGGATGGTGTTTACAAGGAAGTTAATCAGCTGGTGATTGAAAACATCGTCAGAGAGCAGATGATTCCTCGTTATACGAAGTTATCACAGATTACGGATGCAACGGGTCAGTGGAAAATGCAGGTACTTAAGGATATCTGTGAACTGAACTCAAACCCTTACATTATTAATGTGAAGAATGGTCTTTACAATGTTCTCGAAGATACATTGACCGAGCATACAGAGGACTATCTTTCAACGGTTCAGTTACAGGTAAATTATACGCCGGATGCAGAGTGTCCAAGATTTATTCAGTATTTGCATGAGTCGGTGGATGATGACCAGATTCCGTTGATACAGGAAATGTTGGGTTATTTCCTTATTCCCGTGAATCACGCACAGAAGTGTTTTGTGATTGTGGGAAAGGGTGGTACAGGAAAGAGTCAGTTACTTCTTCTGATTAATGATATCCTGCTTGGCAGAATGAATGTATCAAATGTTACTTGGCAGGCTTTGAATGAGAGATTTAAGACAGCAGAGTTGTTTGGAAAGCTGGCTAATATCTTTGCAGATTTACCTTCTAAGAATATCGATGACAATGGAATTTTCAAGGCTTTGGTCGGTGAGGATTTCTTGACGGTTGAGCGTAAGAACAAGAATCCGTTTTCTTTTCAGTCATTTGCCCGCCTTCTGTTCAGCTGCAACGCAATCCCTCGTAACTATGGGGATAAATCGGATGCATTTTATCGAAGACTTGTTATCATGCGATTCGACAATGTGGTTACAGAAGACAAGAAGGACAGACAGTTGCAGGATAAATTCAGAGAAGAGGCAGACGGTATTTTTCTGTTCGCTCTGGAAGGATTAAAGCGTCTTATTAATAATCATTTCAAGTTTTCTGAAACGGAAACGAATATTAATGAGTTACAAAGATACAAGGAAGATTCAAATTCGGTTCTTTCATTTGTGAATGAATGGTGTGAACTGGATGCGTCCTACGAAGTGCCGAGCATGGAACTTTATAACAAATATAAGGTTTATTGCGAAGTATGTGGCATGAGTCCATATGCACAGAAACGCTTTTCGCAGGAGTTGGAGAATTGCTGTCCTGATCTTACAAAGGGTAAGGATAACCTCGGTAAGAGAAGAACATGGAAAGGAATCCGTGTTTCGGACATCACGGAATAATATTTCGGACATCAAATGGACGGCAAAACAAAGAGGCAAGGACTCCAAGAAGCATTGATTCTTGGGACTTTGCCAAAGGCTGGACGGCAAGGACACCAAAATCTCACTTCTTTTTATATTTTACCATTAATATATACATTGATTTTTTTATAAAAAAAGTGAGTATAATACAAAATTTGCCGTCCAAGGTGTCCAGAAGGGAGGATGCCTATGAAAGAGGCGGATATTGTAAAAGCCATTATGAAATTTCTGAAGACATTGCCTAATTGCTTTGCTTGGAAAGAACATGGTGGAATGTACGGCACAGCCGGAATACCCGATATCATAGCTTGCATTGATGGTAAGTTTTATGGTTTTGAGGTAAAGACGGATATTGGAAAACCTACAAAGTTACAGGAGTCCACTATTCGCAAGATTAACAAAGCTGGAGGAATTGCAGTTGTGGTTCGCTCCGTGGACGAGGTAAAGTCCATACTTGGCTACTAAGATTACAAAGATTCAAAGAGACAAAGATACGAAGACTTTAATCACTCAATTTAAGATTGGAGGAGTCGTATATGGCTAGTAATTATTTAAGACCCGAAGAGGCACTTGGAAATGCTGTTGTATTACAGGCTGTTAAAGATTACAGGGATGCTGTTAAGAAACTGTCCCACGGAAGAAAGAATACTGCAGCCGAAGATACAAAAAAGGAATGCGAGAGATTTTTCAAATCCACTCATTTTAATACATTCACTTCATTGGACGGAAATGTCCTTCTTTCTCAACTAGAGAAGGAGGTGGCGGCATGACTGTAAAAGAATACTTGGGACAGGCTTATCTGTTAGACCAAAGAATCAAATCGGATACGATGGAATATGAAGAACTTCGTATGATGTCGCAGACAATTTCTTCTCCCGGATTTGAGGAACATTATAATGCAACGAAAAATACAGATGCACCCTATATCCGCACATTGGAAAAGATGATGGATATGGAGAATAAGTTAATGGAAGAAATGGCGGTATTGTTGGAACTTAAGCAGCAGATAAGGGAAGTAATCGGTAAAATTGAAAAGCCGGAATTTCAGATGGTGCTTAAATGCCGTTACATCCATAATATGACCTGGTCTGCAATAGCCGATTCATTGATGGCGGATATAAGAACAGTACAGAGATGGCATGACAAAGCTATCTGCAAGGTAAAACTTCCAGAAAATGCAATTAATTTAAAAGTTGCCGTGGTTTGTCATACAATGACATAGTTGCCTTTATGTTATAGTATAATCAGCAAAAATCGAAAATGATAAACAGGCACAAGCCTTCATTGTGGTTTCCACAGTGGGGGCTTTTATTATGCCTAAATATTGTAGGAGGTGGAGAAATTGCCAAGAAAGGCTAAACACCCATGCCACCATCCCGGCTGTCCAAACCTAACTGAAGGACGGTTCTGTGAACAACACCAAAAGGAAGCTAACAAACAGTACGAGAAGTACCACAGAGACCCTGCAACACACAGGCGTTATGGTAGAGCGTGGAAACGCATCCGTGACAGTTATGTTAAGACCCATCCCTTTTGTGAGTTGTGCTTTGAGAAGGGAGTGCTTGTTGAAGTAGAAGAAGTACATCACAAGACACCACTCTCTGAAGGTGGTACACATGACAGAACTAACCTTATAAGTCTTTGCAAGAGTTGTCACGCACGGATTCATGCAGAGCGAGGAGATAGATGGCATGGAAGAAAGAGTGATTCATATGAATGACACCCTATGACGGGTAGATACAAAAAGTATTTTATTTTATTCGTATGACACCCTATGACAACCAAAAACAAAAAGAGTAGGGGGAGGTCAAATCTCTACGGTTCAATCGTCAGGGCAACGGTGCCGCCCCTTCGTGCGTACTTTTTGCGTTTTTGAACGGGGTATTAAACCCCTAATCGTTAAAACATTATAAGGAGTTGATGAAATGGCTAGAGACGGAACTGCCCGTGGCTCCAATATCAAGGTTAATGCCGGGAGAAAATCCAAGGCATTAGCTGAAAAGGTAGCAACGGGGAATCCTGGTGGTAGAAAACTGAAAGTCATTGACCTGCCGGAAGGGACGGAACTTGAAGGAGCAGATATTCCTGAACCTAGTGCGTACATAAAATCCAAGCAGAAAGCGGCGGGCGAGTTTGATGCAGAAAATATCTACAGATATATCTATATGTACCTTAAGGAAAAAGGCTGCGACAAACTGGTGAGCAAGCACTTGGTGGAACAGTACGCAATGAGCGTATCCCGACTGATGCAGTGTGAGGAGGCTATATCCGAATACGGATTTCTTTCCAAGCATCCGACAACAGGGGCTGCGTGTGCATCCCCATTCGTGGCAATGGCTCAGAACTACCAAAAACAGGTAAACACAATATGGTACCAGATTTTCCAAGTGGTAAGGGAAAACTGCTCGACAGATTTCAATCCCGATGATGCAGACCCAATGGAGATTCTGTTACGCAGTAGAGGATAAGGAGAATTTCATAATGATAGAAAAAGTAAATCCATGCCACCCGGATAAGGTGGCAGACAGAATTGCAGGTGCCATAGTTGACTTGGCATATGCTACAGAAGATAATCCAAGGATTGCCGTGGAAGTACTGATTGGACATGGTGTGTGCCATGCGATTATTGAAACTTCGGCTACCCTTGATGAGAGAGATATCGTGGATGCAATTTTCAGAATTGCCGGGGATGTGCAGACAGATATCGTGGTAGTTCCACAGGATGAGCATCTGTCGGATAACCAGAAGGGTGCTATCCGTTGTGGAGATAATGGTATCTTTAAGGGAATGCCACTGACCGAGGAACAGAAAAAGTTATCAAAACTCGCAGGCAGAATTTATGCTGACTACCCAACAGACGGAAAGTACATTCTTGATGGGGACAGACTTATCATCTGTCAGAGCAATGCGGATACAGAAGAACTGAAATCACGATACCCAGAGGCAGAGGTCAATCCGATAGGTGCCTGGGTGGGAGGCACAAATGTAGATACAGGTGCTACCAACCGTAAGCTTGGTTCTGATATGGCTGACTCCGTAACAGGTGGCGGTCTTCATGGTAAGGATTTATCCAAAGCAGATGTATCTGTAAACATTTATGCATTCCTTAAAGCACAGGAAACAGGAGAGCCTATCAGTCTTTGTTGTGCAATCGGAGATGAAACAATCGATGGAAAGCCATATGGAGAAATCGTACAGATTGCAAGGGACTTCATCACAGACCTTGGTGGCTTTGAGGCATTTGCAGAATGGGGGTTATTCTAATGGGAAAGCATACAACTGAAATGAAAATGGTATCGACATCCAAGTTGATACCATATGTAAATAACGCAAGAACCCATTCACAGGAACAGGTAAATAAACTTCGTGGCTCGCTTCGTGAGTTCGGTTTCATTAATCCTGTTATCATCGATTCTGATTTTAATGTGATAGCCGGACACGGCAGACTGATGGCTGCAAAAGAAGAGGGCATCGAGGAAGTACCATGTGTATTGGTGGATTACCTAACCGAGGCACAGAAGAAAGCCTACATCCTTGCAGACAACAGATATGCACAGGATGCGGGATGGGATGAGGAACTTTTAAGGCTTGAGATTGAATCCTTGGAGGGAATGGACTTTGATGTATCTCTTACAGGTTTTGATGATCAGGAAATAGCAGACCTCTTTGCAGATGGCGAAAGCACAGGAGCAGAAGATGATGATTTTGATTTGTCGGATGCACTTGAAAAGGCAGCCTTTGTTGAAAGAGGAGATGTGTGGGTGGTAGGCAGACACAGACTTATGTGCGGAGATGCCACTTCGCCAGAAGATGTTGCTACCCTAATGGACGGGAAAAAGGCAAACCTCATCATCACGGACCCTCCGTACAATGTGGCATTTGAGTCCTCTGACGGACTTTCAATTAAAAATGATAAGATGGAGAACGATAAGTTCTACGAATTCTTACTCGCAGCATTTAAGAACATGGCCGAGCATCTTGAAATGATATGATTCCCCTTAAGTAGACAAGGTAAATAACCAAATCTACTTAGGGGGAAATTTTTATGTCCAAATATACGACAGAAATAAGGCTAGCAGCATGCAAAGAATATTTTGATGGAAAGTTA